AAATAAAAGTTGTCAATAAAAGTTGTATAAAAAAAAAGTAGGGTGTGTATTAGTAAATGGCTTAAAAACTAATACTACAAGGTTTACGGGGGTTATGTCCTTGTATACACCCTACTTTAATATAAAAGAATATAATGAATATAAAAATAACTTAAGCAACTTAGTTATAAAAAATAATTTACCTTTATATTTATATTATAAATAGTAGAACATAATGTTAAAAAGTAAAACACAAATATGTAATAGGTGTGAGTTGGAGTTACCACTCGAGGACTTTGTAAGAAATACAATGTATGGTAACGGGCACACTCATAGATGTAAGCCATGTGCCAGAGAATATGAGAAGGTAAAACTTGAGTGGGAGAATGACCCTAATTTAACTGCTTTGGACTATTGTATGGAGCCTCAAGCCAAAACTGGTGCTGAGTTTGTATTGAGAGGTCTTGGGTATGAGTTATACAACAAGCATAACCCTGTTTATATCCAATTTAACAGACGTATGCTATTAAAGTATGGTGTTACATTAGACTAATAAAAAAACCCCTTAAATAAGAGGTTTATAGATGCTCCACGTGGAGCAATTATTTCTTTGTCTTGTATGTGTCGTAACAAATGGCAAACGCTGTTGGTCTGTCATACTCATCTTTTATCTCAAGGTAACACCTTTTTATAAAGTCTTTTTGGCTCTCACTTGAGCTTGGTGTCGGTATCGGCATTGGTATCTACTTTTAAGTATTTATAAATCCTTATAACGGATAAAATTATGGATACTAATAACAAGACTAACTTTAATACCATCTCTATATTGGTAAAAGATAATGTTAATACACCGGCATTAAGAAATAATAACTTTTCAGTAAATATAGATTTCATACAGTTTAACAGCAATTTGGGTTGGCTAAATCACTCGACGGGTCTAAATAACCTTTAATACCTGGAGGTGGTAACCTCCTTACACCTGGCTCAATATGTATACCACCAAAGTAATTCTCTTTAGATGGTTTCATACCGTCATTAGAGGACTGACTCCAATAAATTGGGTAGTCACCCTGGTTGTCTTTCAATTTATCCATGAGGCGCTGGGCATAAAATTGCGCCCTGTCAAAAACAAGGTTACGGAGATACTTTAAGTCTGCTGTAGATATGGCACTACCTTGTACCGTGTTACCAACAATAACTGACTTATTCATAACCCTAAAGTAGATACCTAAGAGTGACTCATAATAAGCCTGTTGTATTAAGTAAGGTTGTATATAATTCTGTAACAACTCTGTCTCTGGACTTGTCAATGTGCTATTCTCAGCAGCGTTTTGTATGTGTCTTAAATACTTGGTACCTAAAAGAGTTTGGAGCGAAATATCGGTAGCAATTTGTATGTTACTTAATAATAACGCTTCGTCAACATTCTCGTTTATCTCACTAAAGGACTTAATTTTTTCAGCCGATACTAATAATACACCCATATTAAACTGTTATTTCTTTTTCCTCTGCCTTGTCAGCAAATAGTTTATTCTGTATAAGAGTAATAGTTACCACCTCTTTAGTTTGGTAAAACCTAAGCTTCTCAAACTCTCTTATTAGTTGCTCTTGTACCGGTATAATGAGTGTAGATAAAAAGTGGTCGTAAGCATCTCTCATCTCGTCCTTAGACCCTAAGCCTTGGACTGTCTTAATTCCCAATAATGACGGGTTACTTATACGTACTGAGGTAAGTATTGCTTGTTGTAATGTCTCATTTAAGGTGCTAAACATCTCAGGTGAGGCATTGTTAGCAATTGGTATTACCGTTGGCTCGTGGTCCTTGTCGTCACTAAAGGTTACTATTAAATTACCAGCATTATTTGTCGAGGTAAACTTGTCCTCAAGGTGACGATATATATTCGTTCTTTCCTCAGCACTCGGTACACCATTATTCATACTAAAAATAGTCCCACTATGGTAACCATTGCGTAAGTTGTTAATATGGTAGTTAAACACCTCTGTTTGACACTCAGCAGCTACTCTACAACCAATCCAAGAGTTAACAGGGTAATAAAACTGAGATGGTTGGTAAGTCTTATAAAACCATATTTGGCTACCCTCCTCAGTGTTTAAGTCAAAGGCAGGTAACTCTGTAGGTTTATACTTACCTCTGGCATTCATCCAGTCATTACTAAACCAAAACTCTTTAATACGGTCAAACTCGTCACTCTTACCTACTCTTATTTTTGAGATGTCAGTGTGGTAAACCTCAGCAATACCCTCTCTGTCTCTCCTCAGTACCGTGCTAAGGGTAAACCCATTATGTATAACAAAGTCAGTAGCTGCCTTCTTAAAAATGTCGTAGTAACTCTCAGTACCGTTAGCTAATACCTTATTACCATCTACACCGTTAATCAACATACCTCTACCAATAACCGCATCTAATACGGAGTTAAGTGCCGACCTTAAAGTTGGTGAGTAGTTGTATAGTGCTATACTATGGTTACACCACATATTATCACCACCCCATAAGACCCAATCTTTATTACTGACTACCTCCTCAAATGTTGGTAAGTTAGCCGCAGTAAAGTTAAAACTCTTAATATCAAAACTCTTATTATTCTCCATACTATTAAATATAACTTTTTTATTTATCTCACCCATTATTTATTAGTGAGGGTGAGATACTATAATCTCGTCATCTATAACCGCAATAGTAAATAAGTGTCTACCTACTGCTAAAGTACCTCCGCCAGTATCCTCATAAATAGTAAACCCTGTATTCGTTGCCGTTGAGTTAAGTGATATAGCACCACCTGTTTCGTTAGATATTACCCAATGGTATACCTCTCCATTTCTAACGTCATTTATTTGTAAGTTAAGGTTTCCAGCATCTACTTTACTTTTTTGTAACATAGTCCCACCATAAAGTGTTTGGACGTTACTAATAGTCCCACCTGACCTTGTAGAGGTCTGTATTCTACCAAAAGAATACAGGTTATCCATATGGACTGTCTTAGTGTATATAGCGTCGTTTAGTCCGTCAAATACACCGATAAGGACAGCTTCATCTAACCCTGTAATAGTCGGTCCACTACAACCTATAATCGTGTTATTAGAGCCTCCGTTAATATTGGAGTTATCGGTACCTATAATAGTATTCATAAAAAGAGAATTACCTCCAATAGTTGCGTTATTACCATTAAAAATACCCATATTAGTTTGGGTTACTGACCCCGTAGTATCTATAACTGAGCCTTTACTACCAAATATGTTACCTACTATGGTACCACCCGTGTTATTAGCGTCGTTAAGTCTACAATTATAAGACCCCCATATATTATTTACAAAGTTATTAGGTGCTAATACCGCTTGATAAGAGCTATAAACACCCGATATTTCAGAGTTGCTGGATATGGTATAGTCAGTAGAATCTATAGACCCAATGATAACCCCGTTATTAGAACCGTTTAGGTTTATCTGACAATTCTTATCCGCAATTAAAACAGATGTAGTACAGTTATTTATTTGTGAGTTAGCGTTAACCGCAATAGCACCTGTAAAATATCCGTTATTACCAACATAACTTTGTCCTGCCCCTAAAGAGAATACACACTCATTACCGTTTAACTGCATGTCTTTAGAGGCGAACATACCCGAATAAGATGAGTTATTTATTGAGTGGTAACCTCTTGTAGCGATAATCGCTGTACCGGTGCCATTATTTATAATAGCGTGTCCTGCTCCGTCCTCAACGGCTGCTGCGATAAAGTTACCAGCACCTCCGTTTATCTCTGCCTCGGTACTTGCGACAATAACTGCCCTGTTAGTCCCGTTGATAATAATCTTAGCGGGTTGTGTACCATTACCAGCAATAAAATATTGGTTAGATGAATCTGTTATAGTCTGTCCCGACCAGTTACCAAATAGGTACTCTAAAGTCTGTTTAGATGTAGTGGTGTTACCTGAGTCAACGACAGCTAAAATGTCGTTTAATTTCCAATTTATCGGGGCTTCTGGTAATGCGCTTATTTTAATATCTGCCATAATTTCTTAGTTTTGTTCTGTTCTTATAGGCGTAGTTGCCTCTGTTATTATTGTGTCATTACCCTCAGTAAGAAGGTTAAATGTTATTACAGCTGACGGAGTCGGTGTAGGACTTAATGTTGCTGTTAATGTCGGTGTAGGTGAGCTCGTTAAAGTCGGTGTTACCGATATTGTTGGAGTAGGTGAAGGTGTACTGGTTTGAGTAGGTGTTTGTGTTAATGTTGGAGTTACCGATATTGTTGGTGTTGGACTCGAGGTTAATGTTGGAGTCACAGATATAGTAGGAGTCGGTGTTGTCGTTAAAGTCGGTGTAACCGTCTGTGTAGGGGTTTGAGTAGGTGTTGGTGTAGGTGGTATACAATCACCCTCACTATAAATGTTACCAATTGCCAAATCAACCGCTTGGTTAATGTTAAACTCAACGGTACCGCTAAATGTCGTATTGTCACCTAAACTTGTAAGTATGTTTGTCGAGTATGTAGACCCACTAATATAACTAAAGTTACTATAAGTAATACCAGTCACTCCAGTCGGTATTACATTATTATAACCATAACTTGTCATGTCAGTT